TCAGAAGTGCGGGTACAGTATTACCCCGCACTTCCGAGACTTCTGAACTTCTGAACCTCTGAATGGCTTCTTCTAGGAATTGGTGTTTTACTTTAAACAATCCTAGTGACTCTATTATGAAACCTAATACTTGGCCAGATATGAAATATGTGATCTGGCAAGTTGAATCTGGTGCTAATGGTACTCCTCATTGGCAAGGTTACATTACCTTCAAAACCAATAAGAAACTCACATTTCTTAAGAATCGCTGCTCTAGAAATGCTCATTGGGAGATCCGTAAGGGAACCCATGATCAGGCTGTTGAATATTGTTCAAAGACTGATACTCGTTTATCTGGACCTTTTATCTTTGGTGATCCTCCCAAGCAAGGCAAACGAACTGATCTTGATGACTTGAAAAAGGATTTAGACGAAGGCGTAAGTCTTCGTCTTGTTGCTTCGAATAACTTCGCTCCTTACATCAAATACGCACGTGGAATTCAATCTTACAGAAGATTGATGAGTTCTCCTAGAAACTTCAAATCTCAAGTTACTGTTCTCTATGGTGAAACTGGTGTTGGTAAATCTAAATTGATGCAAACTTTCTGTCCTCTTGCTTACTGGAAGACTACTGGTGATAAATGGTGGGATGATTATGATTTTCAAGAGACTGTTGTGATTGATGAATTTTATGGATGGCTTCCTTATGCTTATCTTCTTCGATTACTTGATCGTTATCCAATGTATGTTGAAACCAAAGGTGGAATGGTGAACTTTGTTGGCAAGCACATTTTCATGGCTGCTAATAATCCTCCTGATCAATGGTACAATTGGACTGAAAAAATGAAACAAGATCCACTGATGAGACGAATTGATAATTTACTCTATGTTGAAGAGAATGAAAAGATTACTGTGATTAAAGGTGTTAATCCTTTTGATTGGATTGGTGATGATCCTGTTGATTTAATTGCTCCTGATGAAGATCTTACTGATTTACTTAATGCTCCTCATGTTGATGATCCTGGTACTCCAGTTATTGATCCTTCTGAATATGATGAAGAAACTCAATCTGATGTTGAAATCCCTACTGGTCCTTGGCGTACTTCTTCTAGATTTACTGGTTTTATGGATATTGGTGAATCTGATGATGAATCACTTACTGATCTTTATGATGATTAACTTGTAATTTCTTTTCTAAGAATTTAATAAATCCTATCTGTGGACAATTAACCAATTAAAATCCTGTGGACACTATTTAAACTTAATTTCTTTTTACTTAATCATTCATGCTTGGCAAACGAACTTATCGCAATTACTTCTACACTCCTACTGGTCGTACTCCTAAACGTAGAGGGATTAATTTAACTCGCCCTCCTACTTATCGTAGAAATCAAGCTTGGCAAGATTGGCGTGCTATGAAATATATTGCACGGAAACCTTTGAACCTTCGAACTGGTGGATTCATTGGAAAAGAATTGAAGTTTGTAGATTATAGTAGATCGGGTGGAACTGGTCTTGCTAACACTTGGACTCTATGTAATCCTGCTTCTGGTGCATTGAATGCTGTTGCTCAAGGTGATGGAGAATCTCAGCGTATTGGACGCAAGATTACTCCGTCTTCCCTTCACATTCGAGGTGTTATCGATATGAATTCTTCTACTTCTAATACTGCAAGTGTTCGTGTTGTTGTTGTTAAAGATTTACAGACAAATGCTGCTGCTCTCACTCCTTCTCAAGTCATGACTCCTGGACTCAATGGTTTTAGGAACCTTGAATATGTTTCTCGTTTTCAAGTTGTTTATGATAAAATCTTCACTTTGTCACCTGCCGTTGGATGGAATTCGCAAGCCAATACGGTCTTGAGTAATGGTCCTGATCGATATTTCCGTATTAATCTTAGATGTAATGACAAGGATATCTTGTTTGATGGTCCTACTGCTGATATTTCAGACATTGTCAATGTCGCTTATAGTGTTATTGCTTGTGGAACTACCGCGTCTGGTGTGGGTTTCAATTATGAATCTCGATTCCGATATCTCGGATAAATAAACAACCCTTACCCTAAACCCTGACCTAACCTATACCCTAACCTAAACCCTAACCTAAACCCTAACCTATACCCTAAACCTAACCTTAACCCACTGACCTAACCTAGCCCTAAACCCTACCCCCGGAGGCTTGCCGCAGGGGACATACTACTAACTGACAAAAGTAAAAAGTAATAAAATCCACGCATGGTTATGAAACTGTTCTTAGGGGGTTGGGGCCCCCTACGTCCGAGCTGCTTTAGCAGGTCGGATACTACTCTACACTATCTCAATTCGTGGTAGCGAATTGCATTAATTACTCTAAGTATTTTTAACTCCGAATTCTATTTTTAAATCCTGGCACTCTATCAATTTCATGATATTATGACGTGGACTTCACCTAGTAGGATTTAAAAAGATTCAGAAGTGCGGGTACAGTATTACCCCGCACTTCCGAGACTTCTGAACTTCTGAACCTCTGAATGGCTTCTTCTAGGAATTGGTGTTTTACTTTAAACAATCCTAGTGACTCTATTATGAA